GCAAAATAATTTATAATAATATAATATAGACAAGATGCAAGCAGATTGTAGAAATCTTATTGCTATGATTTTAAAATCGGCTAGGATGGCGGTGAGCGAATCGCGCGATGCTACGCGCGCTGTTATGGATACGATGAAGTACGCGCAAAGTGCAACAGATCCAGCTGTGCACGAGGCGGCTATGATGAATGTCTTGGAGGCGGCGGAGAAGGCAGATGCCGCTGCTGAAAAGGCGTTAAATGCGACGAGGCTACCAACTGAGGGCGGGTTGAGTGCAATGACCTACGCCGAGGGTGGGTATAGGGCTACAAGGAAACTGCGTAATCGTTCAAAGCGCAATAATAAGAAAAAAGGAAAGTCACGGCGGGTTTCCAAGTAAAGTTGTTAAATCGACAATTAATATAATATTTGTGTTTACTCACATATTTTATATTAATTAAGCCAGCCGGTTAAACTGGAAGCACGGGGACTAAGTAGATGGATATTCACGGAGTGAATTCATATGGAACAAAAGAACCACGTGGCACTGCTACAACGCTTATTGATCTAGTGTCACGCGACCTACAAGATAATTCTCTTTTTCCATTGAATGCCAGCGTAACACGTTTTACTCGCGATGAAAGTCTACGGACAGTTCCAATGTCAACCGTCATGCGAGAATTTACGTTTCGCGGTCCTGCCGAATTTGGACAAACATTCACGTTCGACCTGCTCCACACACAATGTGGCGATCTTATTCAAGGGCTTTTTATACAAATACAATTAAATGACTGGTTTACGGGTATTTTAAGAAACCAGATGAGAACCAAGACCCTACTACCATTGAATACCCAGAGCTTGTGGACGTATTGTAATTCCATTGGAACTGCTATCTTAGACGAGGCAACACTAGAAGTAGACGACCAAGTTCTCGAACGCATAACGGGTGATTCAGTCCATGTTGTATCGAAACTTTTTCCAGGTCTAAATACACAAATCGGAGCCTCGGATGCCATTGGATACAAGCATATATCTGAGATAAAAGCCCTGGATGGATCCAGAGCGTATACTATGGAAGATGGATGGGTGACGGTTCCTCTTACTTTTTCCATGTTACGTGAACGTCTAAGAGAGACGTTTCCACTGATCTCTTGTCGAGATGGAACTATCAGAATACGAGTTACTCTGAAGAGATTTGATGAACTTGTTCGCATTGTCTCAGGTTCACGACAATCACCAACAGATACTCCCATGGATAAGACATTCGAATTCTACGATACACGCCTTGCATTGAATAAATTAACTAGCACAAAGACTTCACAGGTCCCCACAAAACTAAAAAATATACAGTTACTCACGTGGGGTATTTTTGTTGATGGACCCTATCGCGAAATGCTTCTACGCCAGCCCTTTGAGCGCCTCTTCAGAGAAATACAACACTTTGATTTTACAGAACCATTGAAATATGTAATCAACAAGTCTGGAAATGATCTGATTACCGTTCAACTACCACTCGAGGCAAATCAACCTATAGAAGAAATCGTCTGGTTCTTGAGACGCAAGGCGGCCATACGCCAAAATAACGACTGGGTTAATTATAGTGCCACCCTAGAAAAGGACTACGATCCCACTTACGCACCCCTTACACCCCTACTGGTTTCTGCGAAAATCCAGGGAAATGGTGTAGATATTATATCACAGGATGAGGAGTGGTTTCGATCTCACATTGCCAAAGCACATCTCGCTGGAAAAATATCCTACGATTCCTTTATTTACGGATATTCCTTTGCGAAACACCCTGGTAAACACGACCCCACTGGAACCATAAATGCAAGTAGGCTCAATTCACTACGTCTTACTCTGGAAGTAAGGGCGCCCGATGCGGGATCCGATACAGAATGGGAAGCCCACGTCTATTTGTTCGGCTTACAGTGGGTCAGATTCGGCAACGGCATATGTAACAAGGTCTTCATTGATTAACCACGGCAAATGTGATATAAACAAAATCACGAATGATGAATAGAATGGTGGCGAGTCTCCTTAAAGTCATATCAACAGGAATACAGGATGAAAGAATACAGCCACCCAAGGGTCAAATTGGAGCACTTACCACAGTCTTCATACGAGCTGGGCGTTATAGCACCCAGTGGTCCAGAATAGACTTTGATACCCGACCCGATTTTGGTTCTACCTGTGTGGCTCGACTACCCACACAAGGGGAACTTATTGGCAGAGTTTTCCTAGTATGTCAAATGCCAGATATTAAGACGCCACAGGATAGAGCCCAGAATAGTTCTGGACTCACATTTGTCGGCCCACACTTTGGTTGGACAAATGCCCTAGGACATGTTCTAGTAAATCAGGCGCAAATACATATTGGTGGTGTATTGATGGATACAATACCTGGTCAACTCATGGAAATGCTCGACGAATTTCAGACACCAATTGAAAAAACCACGGAGTCAGGCAGACAAATCTGTAGATTAGATAATGGATTCACAGATACTAGTTTTGGAAATGATACCACATCCACGAATGTAACAACCCATCTACCATTCTGGTTTAGCAGAGGAGATCCAGGGTGTTTATTGCCTATAGATGCCTTAAATGTAGATGAAGTTCGTATTACCGTATCGCTGAACCCCGTTACAAATTGCTATTATACCCAGTCGAGACAAGTGGATTCCAATGGGGCTCCAGTCTTAACCAATGCGCCCGGTGGATCACTCTGGCCAATGGCAGGATCCCCTTTTTACTATCTGAATTCAAGCGGGTCTACCGTAAATGGTCTGGAACCACAGAGATATCCAGGCGCAAAGGTTTCTAAATATCCTGGCCTCACTATGCCGACGCAATTCTCATTGAGCGATGCATACTTATTAGTAGAATACATATATTTGGACAAGCCTGAGGCAAATAGATTCCGTATCGCCGATATACAAGTCCCAGTTGTTCAACATTACAAATTCGACCCAGTAGACAATGTGTCGACTGCGCATACAAGAATACCGCTAATTGTGCCAAATCCGACACGTGATCTCTTCTTTTATTGTCAGAAATATGAGGGGCCTGGATTCAATGCCCCCTTCCTAGCAACACGTGATCTGAGTGATAATATAACGCCTTTTGCACCGTGGTGGCCAGACGCCAGGGGCTTAGGAGAACGACTCTATGGAAATTTAAGCCCAGCTTTCTCAACGAGATATTCTGAGCCAATTAGGTGGCTTGCCCTGAATTATTCAGAAACCCTTACGAGATATAGTACTGAAAATGTAGCACTATTCCGGACAATCATACCATCAATCGAACAAAAAAAGACTCCATGGGTGAATCGTTATTTTTATAATATCCCATTTGGTTTACAAAATGGCTACACGCCATTTTCAATGCCAATGGGTGAGGCCAATTTAGATAAAGTTCAGCGGATTAATCTAGTTCTAGGCTTTCATGGAAAGACTGGATCAGTTATAGACACAATTACAGAAAGATTTAATGTATTTGTATATGCCGAAACATACAATATATTGCGCGTGTATGGCGGCAGAGCAGGAATGATGTTCGCGTATTAAACTTTTAGTTCTCTATTATATTAGATGCAATCTGGATTAAGCGAATATGGATATGACAGCAATCCATATATTTATGCAGCCAAACAAGTGAATTACGCTAATAAACAAAGTGAACTTGTAAGTAATTCTCATTATACTAATGCGAAACGTATTAACCTATTATCTCAAGATGCGGCCCACGCGGCATTACTTATGAGACAGTCAAGTGATCTATTATACGACGTGATAGAAAATAAAAATTATATATCTAGTATCGGAACACGTGCGTTTGATGAAGTTAATTCTAGTGACCGAACTAAAATCGCACAATTATCAAGTTTAGTGGGTTCCAGAAATAATACAGCTGTTTCACGTGTAATGGACGCATCGCAGAATTTACAAACTAAAATAGCAACTACCAAAATCGCTATAAACAGCGCATATGACGAAGCTACTAGTATATTTACAAATTATAAGATCGAGGAACAAATAAACACTCTATTAGTAAAAACCATTAAATTTTTATCAGATACTTTATACACAATTGTTACATCACGTATTAGTATAATATCCTACAGAGATTCGTCAGGTAACCCCCGTATAATTGGTCAACCGACAACACTCGTTTCTCAATATAGAGAATCTTCTTATGCCGATTCATCTGGTGTTATACATACGGCTGGAACACCAAGTGCTACGCTTTCGCAATATAGCGATTCATCGAATACCTTACATTTACCTATTGATAACGCCATGTATGTAGCAAAACTTTGTTTAATGTATTTAAACCAGCTAAATTCTGGAATTTCTCAATCACTAACTATAACAGACGCATCATCTACTATTCAGAGTTTAGGTTTATCTAATTATACTGTTACAAAACAAGCTTCTGCCAGAGAAAAAGAAGTTAATTATTATCTTTCTACCGCTACGTTACGTCTATCTCTTGATAATATCGAAAAATTACGTATAGCTGGTGCGAAGATTTATGAACCAGCCGTGCTTCCAAATACACCCATACGAATTTCAGACTTATTAGTAAATTCTACAGAATTAGCCCGTGTTATAGCAACAGACGCAACACTATCTGGTGCAAACTCGCGCGCAGTTGAAGAAGCTATAACTGACCTTCAAACGTCAGTTTACGATTCATCAGGTATTATATTTGACTCATTCACTAGAGGGCGATTACAAGAAGCAAGAATCATTTTAACTGATGTGTTGAATGAGGTAGATAAAGTTCTAAGTAATTCTTCTGCTGCAACTGCGATTAAATTAACCCAGAATACATACAATACTGTATTTGGTATACTAAAAAAAGTAGAAGAGGATGAAAAAGAATCTATTAGAGTCTCAGACGATATCTGGAATATTCTCTATATTTTACATAGAGCCGTGACAAAGGTAAATTCTTTAACTGTCAGCTCAAACATATCTGATATAAATAAGGTTTTATGGGACGCTAATGCAGCCAAGG